GCTAAAGATGAATCTATCCCATTCCGTTTAGCTAAAGACCCAAATATGAATCATTACAAATCTATTTCAGTTAAGATGGTACCTAAATATATTTCACCATTCTCATCTATTACATCTGAAAACTGGGATGATGCTGTAGTAAATGCTATCATTAATGACAAAACAGTTGATTCTCCTATGGAAAAAATCCTTATGGGGTAATACACCCTATAAGGCTTATATCCAACATAGATGTAAAAGTTTAGTAATATTATAATATGACTAACCTGTAAAATTTTTTGATTTTAAAGGAGGAAAACATATGATTGGTACTACAATCATTCTAGAAGATCAGTCCGATATTCCTTCCCTACAGATATCTGACAATACGACAAGACCAGTGGTCTTTTCGGCTTTCACTTCTGATAAGGGTACAGAAGACTATATTCATATCCAAGGTAATAAGTTCTTCGAGCAATATGGCGAGATCTCTTTCCAACGCCATGGCCAACCTTTACTTCAAGCTGCTAACGTTATCAACAATGGCGGTATCTTGTATGCAAAACGTGTAGTGCATCCTGATTCCACATTAGCTAACTTTGCAGTAATTGCTCATCTTAAAGAAGATAAGCAACAATTGTTCCGCTATCGTCATGATGAAAACTTCAATATTCTTCGTGAAGAAGTTGAAGAAAACGGTGTTCGTGTTTTGAAACCTATCAAAGACGAAGAATACTGGTTAACTTCTGACGTAGCATTGTATCGTGAAGAAGCTGATCGTCCTCGATACATCAAAGAAGAAATCATGGAATTAGGTGCTGCTGATGGTTTTGATACACCTATCACTGACCCTACTACTATTGATTCTGATCCTCGAGTACAAAAAGCTATCATCAATACTTGCTCTATCAGCTACTCTGTAGAGTCTATCGATTCTGATACTTTATTGAAAGAAAAGATCGGTAATGACATTAAGAAATTAGCTGACTATGTATTGAAGAAAAAAGGTAATGCTCTTACAGTAGCTGAAAAGTTCACTGGTGAAGCTATTGCTGCTGGTACACGTATGAACGATTACTTGTTATTCGTAGTAACTGACAATGGTCGTGGTGTTTCTAACAAACGTATCCGTGTATCCTTGGATGCTACATTATCCCGTACAGCTGAATCCGCTCGTTACAAATTAGACGTTTATGAGAACGATGTTGCTTTAGAAAGCATGATCTTCTCCTTGAACCCTGATGAATTAGAACGTGGTTACAACTTGTACATCGATTCTGTATCCAAACGTTCTGCTGCTCAAATCAAAGTACATGCTTATGAAGACCAAACTAACTTGTTCTTCCAAGCTGTTGCTAAGATGACAAATATTGATGAAAATATTTTGAAGACTGCAGATATTTTGAATGGTAAAGACTATCGTGGTCAAGAATTCGCTAAGATTCACATTAATGACAAAAACGAAGATGGCCAAACAACTACATTCTTAAACGTTTCCGAAGGTCACTTCCTTAAAGGTGGCGACAACGGTAAATGGGGTCGTTACCCTCTAACTTATAGAGAAAAATTGAATGCAGAAGATGCTCGTAAGTTAAACAAAACTTATCGTATTCCTTACGATGAAGAAATGAAGAAAGCTTTCGATGGCACATTCTCTGATGATATTTTCAATACTGATAATACTCCAATTGACGTTGTAGTTGATGCTAACTATGCATTACCAGTTAAAACTGCTATCGTAGAATTGTGTAAATTCCGTCAAGACGTATTCTTCTTCCGTGATTACGGTATTGGTATGAATACATTATTGGCAATCAAATCTAAGAAAGACATGATCGGTGGTATTGATGCTAACCGTTCTCGTTTCGTAGCCGACTATTGCCAATCCTATGACATCTATGACCCTTACACAAACAAACAAATCACTGTAACTATCGGTTACGATATTGCTCGTTTGATTTGTATGCACTTCGGTAATGGTCGTAACTTGGTATGTGCTGGTGAAGCTAATAGCTGGATCATTCCTAACGTTATTGACAAAACTGTATCTTTCATTCCTAAAGTTACTCCTACATTGGACCAACAAACAAAAATGGAAGATATGCGTGTAAACTATGGTATGAATATTAACAACGTATTCACTATGGTTTCCGAATACACATCTCAAGACCGTTACACTCAATTATCTTTCGTCAACAACGTACTTACTGTACAAGAATTGATTAAAGAAATTCGTAAAGAATGTCCTAAATCTCGTTACAAATTCATTACTGGTCAAGACTTTGAAAAATACAAAGCTGACGTTAACCGTATTATTGAAAAATTCAAATCCAAATTCGCTTCTATCGAATTGGTTATGGAACAAAATACAATCTATGCAGCTAATAAAATTGTATACGCTTCTATCAAAGTTAAATTCAAAGACTTCGTACAATACGAAATCTTCCGTATCATTGCTATCCCAGTTGCTGATAACGTATAAGGAAAGGAGAACTAAACAATGGCTTTTACAAACGGTGAAATTCCTTTCATCTTTGATGGTACAACTGATACCAAAGACCTAACAGGCTATGCCCTTTTCCGTGGTACTACAGACTGGGCTAACTTACAACAATTCAACCAATTCGAATCTGGTTACTCCTTACTTATTGTATTGGATATTCCTCGATTCTTAACTGAATTGGCTGACCGTAATACTCGTTACAAGAAACTTATCGATACTTACGTTCATATCTTGGAATATGAATTCCGTGGTTTAAGTGGTCTCGATAACATGCAATCTGAAACTGCAGAATTGACTAATGGTATCCAATCCATTAACGTAATCAACAAAGTTACAACTCCATCTGCTTCTCAGATCTCCATGCGTTTCTTTGAAAAAGCTGGTTCTGTACTTACTAAAGTACATGAATTGTACTTACGTGGTATTAAAGACCCAACTACTGGTGTTAAACACTACAATGGTCTTATCGAAAAAGGCGTATTGGATGCTGGTTTCGAAAACGAATGTTTCACATTCATGTATATCGTAACTAATAACACAATGCGTCATATCGAAAAAGCATACTACTTAGTTGCAGCTCAACCAACTAATGCTGACTTCTCTGAATTGTATAACTCTGAAAAAGGTCAATACGAATTCAAAGAATTGTCCATTGAATACAACTGTGTACCTATCTCTAACTGGTACATCAATGAACGTGCTCAACAATTACTTGACTGGGTACGTAAAGGTACTATCTGGAATGAATCTGAATTCCGTTACAGTGGTACTTTCAATGCATATCATAAAACTCTTGTTAGCAATGGCACTGGTAATACTGGTGGCACTACTGAATTCCAAGGTTAATATGTATTAAAAAGAATCCCTATATAGGCAATGCCTATATAGGGGTTTTTTGTGTCTCTTAATATCCACCAGAGCTATCATCACTACCATCATCATTAGTAGCTTTAGCTGCTAGTTGTAATTTAGTTTGTTTAGCCACTCTATCTACCATATCTTGGTCGATATAAGTACGTAGCATTTCTTTCTTAATATTAGCCATAAACAATGGTTTTTGTTCTTCGGTGAAATCATCAGAATAAGAATCAGTTATAGCTTGAACCATATCATTCATATTATTAATCATAGTAGATGTATTAGAAGTATTCAAGTACGATGGTTGTGGTAAGGATACATTGATGATAGCCTTAGAATCATCATACTCAGCTCTATACAACTGTGTCATAATACGACTAAAGAATGCATTAGTAATGATTTGGTCACTGATTACAGTCTTTAAGAACTTACTGGATGTCATAGATGCTTGTACTGCATAGTCTAGAGAGTTTCTAGCATTTACAATTTCTACAGGTACTGTAGTAGCATCTACAGCCATATCTTCAAGCTTCTGCATAAGTTCAGTTTGAGGATCAATGTTTTGTCCTTGCATGATTTCGAACTGTACAGGAGATTCACCAGAAGCATTAGTCGGAATAATGAAGTCATTGAATTGACCAATAATATTCAATACGTTATTCATATTTTCAAAACGTCTAATATTAAAGTTAGTCATCTTGATTTGCTTCATAGTTTGAAGAAGTAATTGTGAGATATTAGTATCTACACCAGAGTTCTTTACATAGTATACACGTCTATCATACCCACGAGACATAGTAGCTAATGTATTAGAGATATACATACCAGTATATAGCTTGGCTGGAATCATAGAATCATTTAGAAGTGAAATACCACGATGAGACTCAGGATCAAATTTATAATAGCAATGAACTAAATCATCAGGAGAGATGAATGTAATGTTTAATGCATTCTCTCCTTTAAGAGTCATGCTATTGTATTTAAGAATAGCATAGATTTCTCTAGATAGATCTTTATTTAGTTTGATGAACTGAGCATCAATCATACCAGAGATTTTAGCAGCAATACCACGTAGCATATTATCATTAATATTACCAGAGTTCTTTAACGCTGCTGTTGGAGATTTAGACATAGCCATACTATTCAATGGATCAGTAATACCAGCCATAGGGTATGCGGTATCCTTATCCAAGAAATTATTAGCAGTTCCTTCGATATAGTAATATCCTAAGCAGATATCATCAATATAGATAGGTACAATGTTTTCACGTTTAAGTACTTTCATTAAAGCACCAGCAGCTTTAATCTCTTTACCATACTTCTTAGCTTTATTAGGGTCAGTAATACCATCTGGAGTCGGTTCAAAGAAGTCTTTTACGTCTAATTCATCTTTAGGTGTGAGAGCATTAGAGATACTTGTATCTTTCTGTAAAGAGGCTTTCTGCGTGTCGCTCATAGCCTCCAGTACAGGTACATAGGCTTCGTTAAAACTTTGCTCCTGGATACTTTTGAGTCTCTCAGTTGCCTTAATATTGGCTACAATAGACTCGTTAAGTAATCCATTATAATAAGATAAGTTTATTTTAAAGTCATTAAAATTAACTTTATCACGAGAATCTTGGTTTTGATAAGTATTAATAAAGTTTTGGTCAAACTCTACAGATTCTTTAACTACATCTGCAGCTTGATTACTATTGTATAGTCTAGTAATAGCAGTAGCATATGGAATAATATATACGAACTCTTCACCATACTTCATAGCATTATAAGCAATATCTTGGAACTTCTCTGCTAAGTTATACTTATGCTTAATAAGCTCTACATTATTAACTATAGTCTTTTGGTTACTAACCATAGAGAAGTTTGTTTCTGCTAATGTAATATAGTCTTTAGCAAAGTGGTCAGCAGACAATACGTTATCCAATAACGTACTTAATGCTGCATCTAGCTTAGGCATATACTTACAAATCATATCGATTTCAGCATCATAGTCTTTAAGATTCTTATTATTGAAGAAAGCATTATATAAAGACCCAGATAGCTCCATATCATTACCAAAGATTTGGTTCATATCATCACTACTAGCAGTACCACCACGAGAACGTAATAGTTTAGCATATAATGTAGATATATTATTTAACCCAGTCTTATAACTAGAGTCAGAGATGATACGTTCTACGGTATCAGATATATTTGCATCCGATGCATCTAATTCATCTTTAGCATCTGGTTGAGTCATATAAGCTCTTCGATACAAACCATTGAGCATATTTAGAATAGACTTAGATAAGTCACGTTGCTCGGCTGTATCTTTTTTAATATCATCAGCCATCATTTACCTCCTTGAAAAAAGTAGCATATTAGTAGGATGTTTCAGCATTTAAAGGCTATGACCCAGAGAGCCATAGCCTAAAATGTATATTAGCATAATAATTTGAATACTTGGTCGATAATATATCCATTACGTTTGAATAGTCTAAACACTAATAGCTTAAACTTAGACGTAGTTGGAATATCATATAAGTATAATTCCATCTTATCTCCTTTAACGATAGGGAAGATACCACGAGAAATCATACATACATAATCTCTTTTCTTAGTTTCCACTACTAGTTTAATAGCACCATCACTAGCTTTAGCATCTAAGAAATATTGGAACTTGTCTACAAATCTTTCATTATTATATTGGACTTCTAAGTTCTTTGTATCCATATAACTTAAGATGGTATAGTACTTATCTAAGATATCTTGACGACCAAACTCATAGTTATCATGTAAGAATGTAAAGTTCTCTTGTTTCATACAGTTCTTGAAATCAAGACAATTGATATTAGCATTACCTTCGATAGGTTTATTTGATGGTGGTGCTACAATTTGCATATAAGACATACCAGGACCAAACCCAAGTAGTACGTTATCATTCTCACTATTAAAGATGCTATCACATTTTAGCATCTTTATAAGGTTATTGTAATAGTCTACGTTATACTCTTTCGCCATTGTCAATCTCTCCTTTGGATAATTCTTTAGGTTTAAACATAGATTGTGTTTCTGTATCAGAATGTCTAAACATGCTTAAAGTTGTATATGTATCAGGTTCAACTTCACCAAGTATACCATCAGTATAAGCCATGAATGGTTTCTTAGTTTGAATTCTTGGTGCGTTTATCTTGATGATATGTACCATCTCTTCTATATTAGGCATATTAAACCACTTATGACAGAATGTGATACTATCATCTGTAGCTATGTATTCTATGAACTTAGCACCACTTAGTGCTTCATCATTAAACTTAATCATACCAATTTGAGTTGGTGCTGATAGATTGAACTCACGAATAATACTAGGATATAGAGAACTAAAGTCAAAGTCTACTGAGTTATCGAATAGTAATACTGGTTGGTTATTAATCTTAATCTTAGCAAAATCACTAATAAGATTAGGGTCTGCTACGAATGCACCAGGGAACTTCTCTTTAGGTTTCTCTTTAAACTTATTGATATTATTACCATGAACAAACCCATCATTGTAGTAAATCTTAACACGTTGGTTATTAAGATATACAGTTTGTCTATGTGCTTTAGCATATCTAGTATTTGTATCAACTGTGGTATTGTATACGTAGTCAATATCACCAGTTTCTTTTTCGATACACACCTGAACTATAACGTCGACTACGTTATAGAAGATATATGTCTTGAAGTCTTTAAATGGTAACTCACCAATATCTCTAGTAATATGATGATAATCTAACTTAGCTACACCAGCAACTTGTTGACCGATATCATTTAATTTATTAGATTGATAAGCAGCTTGTCCTTTACGTCTAGAAGCAAACTGAATCATTTGGTCTAAGTATACAGTATATGAAGATATCTGTGCATAGTCACCACGTTCAGCTAACGCTTGACCAGCACGTTCATCTACATAGTAATAGCATTCTTTAGTATAGAAGTCTGGATGACAAATATAGTCAGATGCTTTCTCACTAAATTGGTCTTCTATACGAGCTATAATATAAGGCAAGTCGAACGCCATGTTCCAAGCTAACATGAAATCAGGTTTATCTTCATTAACCTTATCGAATAAAGAATGTAACAGTTCCTTTTCATCATCAAAAAATAAAGCATCCCATTTCATATTCTCTAAACCAAAGTGTTTAACCCTATCATTACCACCAACTGTAGAACGAATAAGACTAAACAATTCACCGTCTAATCCACCTTTTCTATACTTTAATTCAAATTCTTCTACAAGTACATTACGATGGTCTCTAAGAATATATGTGTAGATATTATTACCAAATATATAAGTTACTGCAGATACAGGTGCTTCACCTGGTTCTGGGAAATCACCAGCAATCTCTGAGATATCAACTTCAATATCGAAATATGCTTTAGTTGGTGGAACTTTAATTTCATTAGGGAATCTCCGACTAAACCAAAATCTATAATGGTCAGATAATTCCATATCAGATAAGAATACTGTATTACAAGTATGCAACTTAGTATTAGCACCAAAGTCTCTAGACTTGATATTATTATAGAAGTATTCTATATTACCTGTATTGTCTGCAATAGATTTAAGAAGCTCACCATTATTACATTTAACTGGTATAACCTTATCTCGTTCAATGTAATCATAATGATGGGTTATTGATTGTGGGTCTTTAGCCACAAAGTATATGTATTCTGGATTCTCTATCTCACATCTAACTTTCTCACCAGTAGAGTTGTCTCTGGCTACCATAACTATATATGGAGATGTCCATCCAGCTTTGTCTTTCTTAGATTTTATATAGAATGAGTTCAGTAACGTTAAGTCTGACCCATCAAAATATTGGTCGTATATATGAAGCATGATTGTTTCCTCCTATTAATGATATGTGGTCAGAGTTGTAAAAACTTACTATTCCCATTGAAATCAAGCTAAATAGGCAAAAAATAAATAAGGGGTGGCAAGACACCGAAAGGGAGTGTCTTGCCGAAGTTCAATGTGATACTGTGGTAGAGGGGTGATTATATTCATTATTGTATAGGGAATATTATAGATAGGTGCATAAATAATTTTTCCGTTCATTTTCAATGGTTATATTATTTATTTTAAAGGAGAGTACCCAAAGGGAGTAGTTGGGTATTAGAGTTTATGCACCTGTGGGTGTGTGTTAGATAAGATAATAACTACCACAGTATCACCATTATAGTATATAACTGAAATTATCTTTGGTTATTGCTTTAGCATGCTCATTTAATAGTAGGTATAACTCTCTAGCTATAATCCTATATCCAGGCCCTCCGCCGTATAGGTATTTGATAACTTTACAACCATCAAATATAAAATCCTTTAATGCTTCATTAATAGTATGGTCACTTAAGAAGTCCTCTATTGGCATACAGTTACTATATGCTGTATACTTCATATAGTGCTTAAAGAATGATATAATCTCTTTACCATCTTTATCAGTTATTACAAAAGAAGCTTGTTCTCTTTCTTTATTTACGTCAATAGAAAGATAGAAGTTTTTAAATTCAAAGATAATATCATTAGGGTTGTATTTTATATTCTTTAGAATGGTTACAATAAACTTCTTGTTTATATCATAGATTAGTTGACTTTTCATAGATATTTCCTCCTGTTAGTTATTACGAAGTTAACGTCTATATAAAAACCAATATGAAGCCTTATAAAGAAAGGAAAAATAAAACTATGGAAAGCATGTTTACTACAGCCACTGATGTGGATAATAAAGAACTCAAAGTTGAAGTTACTCCGCCTAAGAAAAAATTATTTGGTGGTATGAGAGATAATAATAGTATCAAATTAGAAGAGCCACCTAAAGAGCTAGTTGTCCCAACTAAACGACGTGGTCGTCCACGTAAGGTTAAACCTTTGAATGGGGAAGATGGTGAAGTTAGACAAGAAAAGGCAGCTATCTTAACTACTAATGTACCTATAGCTGAGATGTATGATGAAACCAATGATATGCTTAGAGAGACAGTATCTCAACTAGGTGTATTACAAGATGAACTTAAGACTGAGTTTAATCAACTACGTATGTCATCTCGTCTTAAAGGTAAATACCAATATATGACTGATATGGCTAGTGTAATCTCTACTATTACTAGTACTAAACTAAGTGCTATTAAAGCTATCAATGATAATATCACTACAGCAGCTAAATTGGAATTGTCTCGTGTTAAAGATCTTAAGATTGATGCTGGTGATGATAATGCTGCTATTATGGGTTTATACAAAAACTTATTGGATGCTCCAAGACAACAATTGGAATCCACTGGTTTTGTTCCACCACAAGCTATCCAAGGTATGGACTTCCCATCCTTTATTGCCCAACGTGCACAAAGCTTTGATTTGATTCCTCCATCTGATAGAACTCAGTTATCTCCATCTCAAGAGTTCACTCCAGAACAAAATCGTATGATTATGGAATCTAATCCTAATACTAAAGTCGTTGTAGTATATGATAGACGTACAGATGCTAAGTACTTTAAGATGATGAACTTAGCTACAAAACAATATGTAGAAAACGTAAGTCTACCAGATGACTTCTTACTTGAAGCTATGCGTATTAACTTCGCTACTGGTACAGCTAGAAACTCCAATACTAATATGGACTTCCCATTAGTGGTTATTGGTAATGATGGTCGTATAGAAGAAGCACCATTAATCTCTCAAGCCAGAAACGGTAGTTCCGCATCATTCGATGATGGATTCTAAAAAAATAAAATAAGATATAGGGATACAGGCTTAATACCTGTATCCCAATCTTTTACTTTTGATGCAACTCTGGATCGTTGCGATACGCAACGTACATCGTAGCTACAAAAGGACATAATAACCCCATGAAGATGTACATAAGTACAACTTCCACTTGAGCTATTGTCATATAGTTTTCAGCAGTTTCTCTTAAAGCGGCTGATGCTGTGATTGGTAGGATCTCCCAATTCCACCAATCAATGCCTGTTAAGTAGATTAATTTGGTTGCAATTACCAAACCAAATACTACTAAACAAGCAAACGTTACATCTAAATAATACTTTTTCAATAAAGCTATCATGGTTAATATCCTCCTTGTAAATAAATATAATACAACCATTCTATTACCACTATATTATACAACTGAAAATACTAAGTTTTACGATTTACTAAACCACCAACAAATAAGTATAAAAAATAATACATGGGTAAGAATGTTCTATATCCTTACCCATGTATACTCCTCATCTATACCCCATATTTGTGGTATAGACGCATCCTCCATGGTGGTACCATGTGGACGATTGGAGTATCTTTGTCTGGTAATCTTTCACCAGATTCAGTCCCAACCGGGATGCTTTCAGAAGCTAGCCGTCTAGCTTCTAGCTCAGGAATCTGAGCACAGATAGCGAGAATAGATTCTCGTTCTCTAGTCATAGGAGTCACCTCCTTTCGGCAAGTAGGATATAATCCTACAAGTGTATGGGTAAATTTAGATACAGCTACTAGCGATAGCTGTATCTACCATACACAATTATAGTATGCAATTGTAAAATAGTTTACTTTATAAAAAACAAAATACCCAGTATAGTCATTGACTATACTGGGATTTCTTTTGTCTTAAAATTCAGATAGATTGCTTATAATAGACCCTATGAAAGCTAGTACATACCATAGAACTATACCAACACCATATACTGTAATACCACGAGAGAAACGTATACAAGTCTGCTTAGACTTAGCTCTATTACGTAATATCTCTTGTTCAGTATTACCATTCATTGAGTATTTAGACATACTATAAGTTATAAAGTTATAAGTCATCAGTATTAAGAATATAGCACCTGGCATAAATATAAATGCATACCATTCTCTAAACGATGGGAATGTTTTTACATTTAACGCTATCAGCAGTAGTATGACTACTATACCAATAACGTAACCAGTTCTCTTAATTATCTCTTGTGCTATTCTTTCCATCTTACACCATCCCTATAATATTAACTACAATCATCTCAATCACCCATATAATATATATTGCTACTAGAAATACCATAAGCTTTCTTCCATAGTTATGACAAGTCTTAGTAACCATAGCATAGTCTATTCTAGCTTTCTTGCTCTTATCTATATGCTCAGCTATTTCATCTAGTCTAAGCCTGATATTCATATATAGTATTATCCCAATAGAACCTAATATCCCTGGAATATATACTAATATGATTCTATATAAGTCTTGCTGATAGTTTATAGCCCAATCAGCACCAACTGTCATTATAGCATGGAAAACTATAAGACACATTATAAGTTTCATTATGCACCTCTCACTATATTAAACACAAAGAGACTGAGTATAGTCATTGACTATACTCAGAATAAAACTAAATACCTCCGTGGTATGTAATCCACCAGTGGAACAATCCAGCTAGCATTACCATAATAAATATATATTCATATTTCTTATGAAGTATTTTATACAACGCTAGCATAAAAGTAAAAGCCATCAACACCGGCAAGATTATATACATCAAAATGGTTAGCATTTTAGAACGCCCCTAACCCTTTAAACACCAAAACTATAATATCCACTATAGTAACCAATAAAGCAACTACAAACACTTCACCACTACCATTGACTGCATTCTTTAATGCTTCTTCGATAGCAATACGCTTACTAGTATTATTAAGAAGATTAGTTTTAATCTTACCACCAGTAAGCTCATTAAATTTAACAAGACCATCTTCTAAATGGTTAATGATAAACTTATTAGAAGAAATATCTCCACTTTGCACAGAAATGATATACCCGCCTATTACTATATTAATAAAAGCCAATGCATATATTTCTTTATACACTAATATAGATACTAATATATTAGAGCATATCAATGTAATAAGCTCTGAAGAGAAAATTTCTAGGAAGATTTTACTTCCAAAGAGACGTTTTTCCTTTTCCATCAGGTTTACCTCTTACTAATTTAATACTTCGAACCTGGAGCACAATGTATGCTACCATTAATATTAATGTACTAATCATAGCGAACGTATCATTTAACCATGATACATTAATAAGTAGAACTAATGTTAAGATTATAACCATATACCAATTATTATTACTTCTTTTAGTAATCTCTTCCATAGTTGGCATAGTATCGAATAGTTTGAACAACTCTAAAACCTGTTCGAGACCATTAATAACTTCTGCACGTTTGGCTTCTGATAATGTTTCATCTGTTTTCGCTTGTTCAATTCTGTCTTTAACGGTTTCTGGTGTTTCGTTGCTATGGTTTACCAGCATATCAGCAGTCACACGTATAAGACGAATATTATCAACGTATCTATTGTGATACCAAGCAAAGCAGAATAGTATGACCAATGTGAAACACATAATGGTCCTACTTAACCAGTAAGGGTCTTGATCGCTATGTAGCATAATATATGTACCAGACCCACCAGATAGTAATGTGAGAAGAATGTATTGAATCTTACTCATTATTATCACCAACTTTCGTAGTCTCTACAAAAGCAATCATGGCAGCTATAACTAGCATACCAATAATCATATAGTTTGCATCTACAAACCATCTAATACCATTAAATAAAGTTTCCATTCTTTTAATCATCCCTTCTTTTAAATAAATTACCTATCTAATACTATACTTACTATAAACCCAGCAGTTACACAAGCTATCATATGAAATAGTCTGTCATACTCTAGATCCATGTAAGCCCATACTACAGTTACTATTAGTATTGTGATAATTAATGGAAGTATATCCATGAAATTATCAAAACTATACTTTCGCCTCATTCTAAATCTCCTTTCTAAAATATAATATAGCCACTGTATCGTAATTATATTATATAATTCAAATCCTGATTACAAAAAAAATAATTAAGTATTAGGGGTGGATAAACCACCCCTATATTACTTATGCTACATTATATGCTCTTGTTAAGCCATTGACTACCAAGTCAATAAACTCATCTTTCATATAACGTTTGACTTGGATGTAGTATCGACCAGCAAACTCCAAGCTGATTTTTTCATTATCAACCAAGCATTTATTTAATTGCTTTAGTTGATAATTGATTTGACCCTCTAAGTAGCCTCTCAAATGGTCTTGATCTTTTACGAATGGTGGAAGTGTGATTTCACATTCACGTTTTAACCATTCGTAAATTGCAACTACTGATGGATTACTTTCAAAGAATCCTTCAACAACTCTTCTACCTAAACCCAAACCTGTGTTCAATTGGAATTCTGTTGCGTTTTGTAAGATTTCTAAACTAGTCATGATGATATCCTTTCTGCATTAGCTTAAATAATAATTATATAACCATCATATTACCATTAT